AAGGTCCCGGACACCTTCCATTCCCGCAGGCCCTTCTTCCGCGCCATGGCGGTGTGGCCCATGCGCGTGGCGTCCAGCTCGCGCCGCGTGATCTCCAGCGTCGCGTCCTGCGTGAAGGTCGTGAGGTCGACTTCGGCGCCGCCGCTGGGCGTGTAGGCGAGCGCGCCGAGCTGGATGATTTCGCCATCGGTGACGTTCATGGGGTGGCCTCCTGTGTCGGTGCGGGTGGGGTCCAGAGATCCGGCAGCCAGTCGGCCTCGGTCGCGTCGGGCCGGAGCCCGCGCTGGCGCGCCTGGCGATGCGCCCGGAGATACTTGACTTCGGCGAGCGCGGCATGGACGGCGTACTGGCTGCGCTCGAGCGCGATCAGGTGGTCGCTGAGCCGCTCGAAGCGCTGATCCAGGAACTGCACTTCCTCGGCGACGACCGCGCGCGTCTCGTAGCCGTACCGGCGCACGGAGCCCTTGCCCAGCGCCGAGGCCTCGGGGATCGTGACCCGGATGCCGCGGCCGGCCGCCACGCCGCGCCAGAACTCGGCGTTCGGCCGCTGGTACTCCCATTCCTGGCCCTGGACCAGATCGATGCCGTACACGCCGATCTCCTCGAACTGCCCGCACCAGATGCCCCAGGCGAGGAGATAGCCGAAACTCGACTCGAACCAGTCTTCCCCGCACGCGATGGTGGCCACCTGGTCGATCGGGTAGCGGACCGACGTCGGCAGGTCCGGGTGACGCTCCAGCATGAACACCGGCACCGGACAGCGCTGGAGCCAGCCGAGATAGTCCGAGCCGGGAACCGTCCCCGTGAGAAAGCTCCGCGGGCCACTCCGCGGGTGCATCTCGCACCAGAGATCGGCGCGCGGAATGGAGTGGTACAGCTCATTGAGCCCGGCCACGAGCCACGCCGAGGAGTCAAATGGGGCAGCGACCATCGAGGGGCCCGCGCCGACGATGGCGAGCTTCTTCCGCGCCGGCACCGCGGTCAGGCGCCCGGTATCGGCATCCTCGATCACCACGCGCGCGGCGGCGGGGTGCGCCTGGATCTCGTAGTGGAGGGGGACCTTCATGCTGCCGCCTTCTTCCTCGCCCACGTCGCCCTCACGCTTGCTTTCCAGGCCTCGCTCCGCGGGGTATACCGCTGATTCCGGCGCTGCTCTGATGCGGTTGCCCAACGGACATTCCCTGGCTCGTAGTGCCCGTTGTTGTCGATCCTGTCGAGCGTTCGGCCAGGCGGACAAGGACCGATATAGGCAAGGAATGCGGGGAAGCTTTCTCGCCACTCCTCGCACATCGTGATGCCCCGTCCGCCGTAGTCCTTCCAATCGGCGCCGCGGGGATTGGTGCACCGCCCCTTTGCGCTGAGCCATGAACGAAACTCACGGGTCCCGATGCGACCGCGCGTATGCCCGTGCGTGCGCCTCACGCGACCGATATTCTCGCGGAGCAGGCACTTGCAACTTAGGGTGCGGCCGCCGCGAAGTGCATCAGTCGCCACGAGCTTCTCTGGGCTCCCACAACCGCAACGGACCCACCAAGAGGACGGCCGCCTATCGCTCGGGCCTCGTCGGACCGCCGTCAAACGACCAAACGTCTGGCCAGTCAGATCAATGGCTTGGCCCATCACACGATCTCCGTGAATGAATGCGTCACGCACTCGCGACAGATTGGATTATCTGACCAGCGACCCGCTGCGTGCGTCTCCCGAAGAGACGCCATCGTCGGGCCGTTCCAAGCCGCCTGGACCCCGTCGGCAATGTGACCGACAGTCATCTTCGTGCCCCAGAAAGTGCAACAGCCGGACATCGCCCCGTCATGCCGAACGCTCATGCGCATGAAGGGCTGGGCGCAACGGAACTCCCGCGGTGCCCGCGTGCCCGTCGCGGCGAGCGCATCCTTGTCGGGACGGCCCGGCCACGGGTTGATGAAGGACTGGATCGAAAAGAAATCCGCCCGTCCGCGCCACTCGGTCATGAATAGATCGAGCTCGTCGGCATTGAGGGCCGTCTCGACGAAGCAGACGCCGAGCACGGGCAGGACCGCATCGCCGCGGCCATCGAGAAACTGTTGGACGTTCCGGCGCACCCGATCGAGATCCCCGCCCACCCGGATCCGGTCATAGGTCGCCGGCGTCGCGGCGTCGATCGAGACCATCAGCCGCGTGAGGCCTGCGTCGATCAGGGCGTGCGCCATCCGGCGCGTGAGGAGCATCCCGTTCGTGTGGAGCATGACGTCGAGCACGCCGGCCTCCCGCGCGGCCCGGACGAACTCCGGGAGATCGGGGCGCAGGAGCGGCTCGTTGACGCCGTTCAAGTTCACGGCGCGGAGCCCCTGCGGCACGCCCTCAGTCACGATCGTCCGGAACCGCTCGAGCGGCATCCAGTCACCCTTGGCGCCGTTCACGGCGTCGGGATCCGACCACGTGCACATGGGGCACCGGAGGTTGCATGAGCGGTTGAGCTCGACGTCGAGCTGGAGCGGGAACGGCCGCGGCACGGCCCCGCGCTTCCAGTCGCGGCGATACGCCCGAAAGGCCTCGGCGCGCGGGCCCAAAGCAGCGGCGATCCGCTCATCGAGGTCGACGAAGCCGACCAGCGCCGCGTGGTTCGAGCGCTCCTGGACGGCGAGGCTCATCCTGCACTCCCGCCCGCTGCGGTCTCGGTCAGCCGGAGCACGCCGTTGAGGCGATCCACCGGTGGCACCACTGGCCAGATGCGATACGAGAATCGCGTCAGCCCGATGGCTCGGAGCACGCGGAGGTAGTCGTGCCGGCACTCGCCCATGTGGGTGCTGATCAGGCCTTCTCGCGCCAAGGGCCCGAGCACCATCGGCTCCGCGAGGACCACGGCCTTGCGGGCCACGCGCAGCATGTGATAGAGCACGGGCCCCACGTCTTCGGGCGGCAGGTAGGCGAGCGCGTAGCAGGAGAAGACCAGGTCGAGCGACTCGCCCTTGAGGGTCGGCAGCACCTCCTGCATGGCGCCCGGGACGCCCCGCCAGCGCCAGCCTTCCGCCTGCGCCCGCGCCTCGCCGAAGGCGAGGACGTCCGGATGAATGTCGATGCCCGCCAGGATCGTCTGCGGCGAGCGCGCGTGCAGCAGCCGGAGATTCGGGCCCGCGTTACAGCCCACTTCGAGCGCGCTCCCGAGCTCGCCGATCGACGCGACCGCCTCCATGAGCACAGCGCGGTGCCGATCGTCGACCTTGTCCCAATAGCGCTCGGCGAAGAGCGCGCGCTGGGGCGCGGCCCAGAAGCGGTGGGCGATCGTGGCCGCCGTCATGCCGCGCGCTCCACGGTCTCGCCACACGCGGTGCACTTGGCGCGGTGCGGCGCCGTTACCGTGGCGGTGTTGAGCAGGCGTTCAGAGGGATGCGGGCAGGACGCGGGCGCGGCGACACCGATCGCAGGCTCCGCGGTGGGCGCGGCCAGGCGCGCGAGCGCGGCATCGCACTGCGCGACGATGGCCAGGCCGAGCGCGCGGAGGGCCAGGACCTCCTCGGGCATCATGCCGAGACCTTCTTGAGCGCTTCCAGATTCCACGCCACCTGGGCGCGGCCGTTCTCATCGGGCCCGAGGTCAAAGGGCGGCTGGAGCGGCGTGAGTCCGAGGTAGATCGTGCCCGACAGCGCCACTGGCCCGGCGTCGTTGGCGTGCAGACACGCCTTGTAGGCCGCCTCGGCCTTCGCGCGTGCGGCGGCGTAGGTCCGGGCATGGGCGCAGACCTGGGCGCGCGGCTGCTCGGCCACCACCGTGCCGCGCATGGCGCGGATGGCCGGCTGGCCTCCATATTCGATGATCCGGGTGAATGGCCCATCGCCGGCCGGCAGGACCGTCTGCGAGCCCGCGAAGAGACTCGTCCCCGGCGTCCCGATGCCCTGGGCCTGGAAGAAGGCGAGCAGCTCGTCGAGGAGCATCAGGCAGCCCCCGCGAACAGCTCGGCGAAGTCGGCCGCGATCTCACTGCGGAGCGCCGGCAGCGCGTCGAGGACCGCCCGTTCGAGGAACTTCGCCTGGCCGACCGGATGATGCGCGGTCAGGTTCTCGTGCACGTAGACCGCGTAGGGGGCGGCCGGCCCACCGAAGCCCAGCGTGACGCTGATACGCGACCCGTCGACGACGGGCGCCTGCACGTGCCCACTCGCCCGCAACGCGCCGGTATCGACGGGGCACAGGGCCTTTGCCGTCCCCATGATGCCCTCCGCCTGACGGACGAGGAGTCGACCGGCCTGCGCCGGCGCCCGCTGCGCGAGCCGCTGCAGCGCCCGAGCCAGCTCGTCGAGGCCCTTGATCTGGACACTGATCGTCGGCATCAGGCGTACAAGACCTCGGCGAACGCGCCGTTTTCGTCCGAGAGCTTCCCCACTGCGATCAGCGGCGGCTGCGTCACCGGGAACCGGGCCGGAAGCGTCACCCGATCCTGCGGGACGGCCCCAGGCGCGCCGCCGACGTAGACGGTCACCATCGAGGTCTGCTCTTGCCCCTGGGCATTGGAGACCCGGCGCACCTTCCCCTCGATGCAGGCCGGCCAAGCCGTCGCGGCGCCGTAGGTCTTCGCGCCGAACGCATCGGCCCCCGTGCACGGCTCCAGCGTGATCGTGTCCGCCATCAGGTCGATCCACTCCCCGATGCCCACGCGCTACCCCGCCACCTCATCGAACTCCCCCCGCATGAAGCCCGGCCGCACCAGATCCTGGTCCGCCGCCACCGCGTCCTTCTCGCTCACCGACAGCCCGCCCGCCGACGGCAGCTGATACGCGCTGCCCCGGCGCCGGAGCGCGGCGGCGAGGTCCTGGTAGTGCTGCGCCCCGTACGTGATCGCGAGCCCCCCGATGCTCTTGCTCTGCACCCCGCCCGTCCGCCCCGCCGCCACCTCGGCAATGCGCGCGGCCGCGCAGTAGACGTTCGGCTCCTCGGCGAGGACGAAGGCGATCTCCGCGTCGAGGATCGCGCTGCCGGGCTTCGCGGCGCTGTCGTTGACCTGGGCGAGGAAGCGCACCGCATCCCGCTGCTGGGCGGCGGTCCCGCCGGCCTGGGGATCGCCGCCGTAGGTCCAGGGCATCAGTGAGCCTCAGAACCGCCGCCGCGGGATGCGGGCTACGCCGCGACGACCGTCGCCCCCTCGTCGATTGCCGCGTATCGCAGGGTCCAGCGGAATCCGCCGGTATTGCTCGCGCCCGTGATCGCGTCGATCGTGCCCGGCGCGACGATGGTCGGGGCCGCCTGCGCGGGCAGGGCCAGGCCCTCGACCATCGCATTCGCGAAGGTTCCGGTGATCCCGAGGAGCTTGCCGACGGCGAGCGCATTGATGTCGAGGGTCGCGCAGACGTCGACGGCCGCGCCGACGGTCGGATTGGCCGAGAGCTTGAGGGTGCAGGCCTGCGCCTGCACGACCGTGGTGATCTCACCGAGGATCTGGGTGATCCTCACCCGCCCACCGGCCACGGTGAAGAGCGGCTCGGTCGCGCTCTGCGGCAGCGCCTTGGCCGCGCGCTGCACGACGGTTCCGAGCACGGCGTCGGCCGCGCCATCCGGCGCGAAGGCCACGTTGAGCCCAAGGAGTCGCACGTTCTGTGCACCCATGAGAGCCTCCTATCGGCGCCGTGTCCGGGCGGTGCCGCCGCCCGTTTCGACCGGCGCGTGAGCGGCCGCGGTCGGCGCGCCCGGGTCTGAGGACGGGCCGCCGGCGGGCACCGTCAGGACTTCGACGAAGCCGGCGGCCTCGAGACTCCGCACGTTCTTCCAGGTCGGATCGGCCACGACCTCGCCGCGGCAATGGCGCTGCGGCCCGGCGCGGAAGTCGTGGCGGACCCGATAGAGCATGGCGATGGCCTAGTCCACCGCGTTGGCGAAGAAGGCGCCCAGATCCGTGCCGACCACCTTCGGGTCGTAGCACGTGAGGGCCTGCACGAAGTCGGCCTTGACGCGCCGGTCGGGGATCCGCTCCTGCGCAATGTCGAAGCCGGTCGCGAAGGAGGGCCGGTAACCGAAGATGTAGCCGGCGGAGGGCGTCATGAGGGCCGGTCGCGGCGCGATATAGCCGAGCCAGCAGTGCTTGCCGTAGATCCAGTCGTAGGTCTCGCTCGCCGCGCCCTCGACGGAGGTGATCTGGATCGAGCCGCCGATCAGCAACGTCGGCACGCGGAACGCGCGCGCTACGAGCTCGGGCGTCAGGACGGCGGCCTGGGTGTACTTGTACAACTCCTTGATGTCCGGGTGATCGGCGAGGACTTCGTAGACCATCTCGCTCATCACCATGGTGTTCGGCGTGAAGCCCGTCGACTGCTTGATCGCCATCCGGGCCGCCCGAACGTCCTCGATCGGCGTCGAGCCCGCATAGTCGTCCCACTTCGACACGCCGCTCACCGGGAAGTCCACGCCGCCGGTGTAATTCGTGTTCCAGACACCGGCCTTGAAGTACGTCCCCACGACGTCGATCTCGCGTCCGAGCAGGAGCACGCGCGTGGTGAACTCGGCCACGGCGCGATCCCAGTTGAGCGCACTGTCCGCGTTGTCGCGCAGGTCCCAGCGGTCCGCGTACTCGAAGGCGCGGAACTGCGCCGAGTAGCTCGGCGTATTGTCGACGTCGAACTTCGACTGCGGCATCGCCGTGCCGGGCACCCAGAGACCCGACCGATTGCGGAAAAAGGTCTGCTTCGGGAACGCGAAGTAGCGGTCGGACTGCTTCTGCACGGTCACGATGGGGAACCAGCGTGCCGCGATGAACTCCGTCTCGCTCTGGAGGTACGCCGTGGTGAGGTCCGTGAGCGGCTGATCGATGTGCACGTCGTGCAGGTCGGCCGCCTTCCTGATCTGGCTTGCGAATCCGGTCTTCATGCGTGTCGCCCCCTCGCCCCTACGGCAGTTTGACCAGCGACAGGCCGTTGACCGTCCCGGTGGCGATCTCGCCGGCCGCCCCGGCCGCCGTGAGGATGCGGCCGAGGATCAGATCGTTCTGCGCCGTCTTCGCCACGGCCTGGCCATCGGCCGAGGTCCCGTAGTTGTCGCCGACGGCGAGCGCCGCGTCCGCGACAAGCCTTGAGATCCCGAGCATGCGGACGATGGCCGCCTCGTTCGTCTTCGGCTTGTTCTGGAGCACGCCGATTGGCGCATCGCCCGCGCCGTTGCAGACGTTGACGATTCCAGTGGCGGTCATCTCCACCTGGTGGTACTGCTTCGCGGAGAGATCCGCGCCGGCCTTGAAGGGCAGGTCGATGATCGGGCCAATCTCGAACGCCGTCTCCATGGCCTACCCCTCCTCGCGCTGCTCGCGCCGATACGCGGCGTAGAGCTCCGGCTCGCTTTCCCAGACCTTGACGCGCGCCTGCACCAGGGTCAGGCCCGTCGCCGACTTCGCCACCAGCTCCTTGGCCTTGGCGTCGACCTGCGCCGCCGCGGCGCCGCTCCCCTCCCCGCCGGCGCCCTTCTCGACGAACAGCGCCCCCGTCCGGATCGCCTCGTGGGCGCTCTTGAGCAGCGGCTCGAGCTTGGCCCAGGCCTCCGGCGCCTTCTCGGCGATGCCCTTGAGCACGACGCCGAAGTCATCCGCGTTCATGCCGGGGAGCGCGGCGAGCGTCTGCGCCTTGGCGATGAACTCCTTCGTCACGCGCTGCTCGCGCTCGGCCTTGGCGACCTTGCCGGCCTCCTCGGCGGCCTTCGTCGCGGCGGCGGCATCGGCCTGCGCCTTCTCGACGAGGGCGCGCGCGGCGGGCGTGAGCCCCTTGAGGACGTCCTCGGGCTTCTCCTCGGGGACCGGCAGCCGCGCGGTGAGCGTGGCCACCTGCTCCTCGGTGGGCTCGGTGATCCCGAGCTCGTCGAGCGCGGCGAGCACGGACTTGGCGATGGTCGCCTTGTCGGCCTTCGTGCCCGCCACTCCGGGCTTCGGCAGCCGCGCCTCGAGCTTGGCGACCTGGTCCTCGGTGGGCTCGGTGAGGCCCAGCTCCTCGAGCGCGGCCAGGACGTGCTTGGCGATCTTCGTCTTGTCGGCCTTCTTCATCGCGGGAACCTCCTTGGGCGGCGCGGACAGCCCCGCCAGGGTCTTCCGGAAGAGGGGGAGCGCGGTGCGCTGCTCCGCCGTCAGGGTGCGTCCGGACTTGGTCACGGCGGCGCTGTCGTCGAACCAGTCGCCGATCGTGGCGTCCAGCGCGGTCACGAACTGCGCCATGGACGCCCGGAGGCGCGCGCCCTTGTCGGCCGCGTCGCTCTGCAGGATCGAGCTCAGCGAATCGCGCAGGGCCCAGAGCTGCTCGCACAGCTCGCCGTGGATCGCGTCGATCGACCGCGCCATGACCGCGTCGTCGAAGCTGAGCGGGGCGGCGAGGGGGTAGTCCTTCGCGATCCGGGCGAGGAGGGGAACAAGCACGGGCGCCACCGGGCCGCGTGGGTCCCGCTTGTAGAGCACGACCTTGGCTTTGGGATTCGCCGCAGCGTCCACGAGGCTGATCTCGTCGAGCTCCATCTTCGTGAGCCGGGTCGCCATCAGGCGGCGACCGCCTCGCGCTGGCCCGTCCCGTGGATGGAGAACCCGATGTACTGGCCGTCTTGCACGGCCTTCCAGACCGCATCGTCGTGGATCTTGAAAGCGACAACCCAGCCAACGGGGACTTTCGTCGCATCAATGGCGGGGAAGAGCGCCTTGACGATCTCGGGCGTGGTCACCAGCGACGCGACAAGCGTCGATACGCCGCGGCGCTCGTGCATCTCGCCGCCGTCGCGGCTCTTGAGCACGTAGTCGATCGCCGCGCGCTCGAGCTCGGCCGGCGCGATGATGTCGCCCTGAAGATCGACGATGGGTTGGCCGGCCTCCTCGACGACTGAAGCCCAGCCGTAGACCACGCGCTCCGGCGAGACCTTCGCGATGCGGAAATAGTCCCCGGCCATGACGCGGCCAGGGTAGTCCCTGACTTGGGCCGGAAATCGATTAGGGGGCGATCTGGGAGGGGCTAGGGGTGGATCAGGGCTGGATCTTTCCAGTTGACAGCAGGGCGCGATGTTGCCGCAACCAGCGTTCAACTTCCGGCCAGAATGCGAAGATGGGACCGTGCGGCGTGATTCGGAACAGCGGCAATTCCTCTTCGCGCCCGAGTTGCTTGAGCGTCTTCGGGCTCATCCGCATGCGGCGGCCGAGATCCTCGACCGTCAAGAGATCGGTCACAGCGCCGCTATTCATCACCTCGCTGGGACGCTCGCCCCCCATGCCTATGCGAGCGCCCCAAGGACGGCGTGCAGCGCGTCGCGCTTGATCTGACCTTCCGAAAGCCGGCACACGCGAAAGCCCTGCATCTCCAGCCAGCGATCGCGGCATCCGTCCGCCTCCCTCCGGGCTTCTTTGCGATGCCACCAGCCATCGCACTCGATGATCAGGCGGCGATCGGGGATCAGGATGTCGACAATGCATCGATCGCCAACCACATACTGCGAAAGAAACTCGATCGTGAGCGTCTTCAGGATGACATGCACTGTGCGCTCTAAGCCCGACGGGCGCCGGCGGAGCGCGACCGCCGTAGCCTCAAGTCGCCGACGGCGTTCGCCGGACGACAGCGTCCGCCAATACTTCAGCATGCCGGCGCGCGCGCCCTCTCGGTGCCGATCTTTCGCACCAGGGGCCTGGAGTCCATGCTTTGTGCCCTCGCTAATCCGGGCTCGGACCTCAGGGCGCGCGAGCGCAAGTCGAATTGCTACGCTCCGGCGATCGATCACCTCTGGCGTCAATGCGCTCGCGGCGTACTGCATCGACCGGCCACGAAGCGAGGCGCTGATCGCATTCCGGTGTTCATCGGATAGTCCTCGGCCCAGATGGGCCGCGCGCAACTTGGCTCGCGTCTCCGTAGATACGACGCGCCCGGCATTCGCGCGGCGGAGGGCGAGCGCCGACCCTGGAGATGCGGGCCGGCCTTCCCGCTTCTCGCTCAACTTCCGACGATGCTCAGCGGATTGCTTACGGCCTTTTGGCCAAGGCACTTCCGCCTCCTCGAGTAAACTTCATGTCGTCGCCCGCACCGGTACGAGCCTCTCACTGCATCTGCACTGTACGTGAAGTAACGGTCCCTTCACCTGCCCCAGCGTAGGATGCTCATAGTAACCGTCGAGCGGCGCACGGCGCCCCTTCATCGGCTTGCACAACGGGCAGAGCCGCTCGTCAGCAGCGACCAGCCACTCACGCTCATCCTCCGTGCCATCGATCAGCCCCTGCTCTCGCGCCGTCGTCCACAGCTCGCGTTGGCCGTGATTTGCCGCCGCCAAAGTTTCGTTTCTGGCAATCACCAGCCCCCGCGCATTCAGCAGTCTGTCGCTGTACCGCTGCGCGAGCCGCGCCACGTCCGCCTCCGACCGCCCCGCCTCGAGGAGCGAGACCCGCAAGTTCTGCACCGCGCCCGCATCCCGCTCGGTCAGCCCGACCAGCGCGCGGATCTCCCGCGCGGCCTCCCGCGGTGGGACGCCGTCCGTGAACGCCCGGCCGATCACCGCTCGGATCGCGGCGCGCGTCTCCTCGCTCACCTGCGTCACGAGCGCGGCCGCATGCGCCGCCGCCCAGGCCACAGCGCGCGGATTCACGAGGTCGAAGCTCACCGCCACGGACACGCCGATCGCCGGCGCCGCGACGGCCGCGGCTTCGGTCACGAGCCCGGCCAGCGCCGAGGGGAGCGCCTGGCGCAGGGTCTCGGCGCCGACCGCGTCCCAGGGGATGAGCGCCTCGGCGGCGCCGAGATCCCCGCGCTCCAGGGCGGCGGTCACCTGGGGCAGCACGATCCCGTTCACCGTCTCGGCGACGGCCTGGAGGAAGGCGGCGCGGATCTCGGGCTCGGCCGCATCGGCGAGCTGGTGGAGGAGGCGCCAGGTCTCGGGAGCCTTCGCGATCAGGACGGCCGGCACGGACGCTCCTCCTCCTCGGACCGCACGCCGAGGACCGGGATCGGGATCCTCGCCACCTCCACCCACCGCAGGCGACCATCCGCCTCGCGCCCGTCGAGGACGCGGACCTGCGCAAGCGTGACGGGCATGGGGGGCGGCGCGCTCACGGCTCGAAGCGGTCACGGTGAGGGAGTATCGTGCGGTACCTGTTCCACCATCCACTCAGCGGGACGATGCCCGTCAGCATGCGCCAGCGGGCGCCGTAGCTGAGGCGGACAAAGAACCACTGGAGCATGGTGATGTTCAACCACCCCACCCATGTCAGGCCGAGGACGCGCGTGCTCGGCGGCTTCATCGACCGCGCGCCGCCAGTCGCCGCAGCGCCGCCGCCAGCGTCTCGGCATCGCCGCGCGCCCCCTTCGCTACTTCCGTCTCATCCGGCAGCGGCAGCTTGGCCGCGGCGAGCAGCGCGCGCTCGAGCTCCGGCGCGGGGAAGAGCGGCATGCCCGCCCCGGCGAGCTGAACGATGAAGTTCCCGAGCTCGGTGAGATCCGGCCGCGCCACGTCACCGTGCGCGAGGGTCGGGAGGCGATCGGTCGGCCACCCGTTGAGCCGCATCAGCCGCGGCATCAGGTGGCGGTTGACCGTCTCGGCGATCACGTCGAGGAATCCCTCCATCGCGGTCCCGAACAGCTCCGTCTTCGTGTTCGTCAACGCGAAGCTCCCGACCTGCTCATGGCCGATGAGGATGAAGTCGGCCAGCGCGGTCATCGCGATCCGCGCATCGTAGCGCGCGATCACGGCCCCGACCTCGAGCGATTGCCGAGACGCCGACGCCACGAAGGAGAACGTAGCCCACTTCGGAAGGACGAGACCCATCTGCTCGTCAACGCGGACGTTGCGGACGATCTTTTCCAGCCGGGCGAGCAGCACGGCCGCGTCAGGATCGTTCGGGTTGAATACATCCGGCGCGTTCTCATTGAGGGTGATCACCGGGAAGCCCGCGCTCGACCGCTCGATGCCGATGGCCTCGATCTCGCGTAGGCGGACCTTGTAGCGCCAGGGGATGAACGCCGTCCGGAAGATGCTGCGGCCCTGCGGATTGCCCTTCGCGGCCGTCGTGCGAAAGAGCAGCGCCTTGTCGATCGGGATCTCGACCCGCCGATAGATCGGCGCCGGCGCCTGGACCATCGCCTGGATCCCGCCGGCATCGTCGAAGCGCCACTCGACGAGCGAATCCTGCGCGCGGCCCGCGAGCTTGCGGAGCCCGATCTTGCCGTCGGTGAATTTCGAGCGACGGGTCGGGTCGACGACGTCGCCGCCGCGCCGCTTGTAGATGGTCTCCAGGTAGCTCCACCCGTAGGGGAGCATCGTGAGCGCCTCGGACACGGTGTCCTTCCAGGATACCGACAGGTCGTCGAGGCAGGATTGGACGAAATCCGCGCGCTCGAGATCGTCCGGCTCCTGACTCGCCGGCTCGACGCGCCATGAGACCTGCCGCGCGAGCTGATCGATCGCGAAGAGGACCGCGCCGGCGACGTCGTCATGGATCATGGCGGTGTACTGCTGGATGCCGCGCAGCCCTTGCAAGTCGCGGAGCTGCTCCTCCAAAATCTGTCCGCCCGCGTAGCATAATCCTGAGCGACCAATTTCTATCAAAGAGACGCCGGCCTGCCTCGCAGCTGGATCGGTCCCGTTGCGCTTGGTCATAGCCGACTTAGCCACCAGCGTCCTCCAGTGCGGAAGCCAGGAGTCCGGTCGCATCCCGCCTGATCTCCATTTCGCTCAACCGCACCACCCTGAATCCTTGCGCGGTGAGCCAGGCATCCCGCAGACGGTCGGGCTTCGAGTTCGCGTGCCAGTGCTGTCCATCACATTCGATGATGAGATTACGATCTGGAACGAAGATGTCGACAATATACCGACCGATCACCCGCTGTGCTTCGAACTCAATATCGAACGCCTCAAGCAACGAATGGACGGTCACCTCGATCGATGATGGATCGCGCCGGAACGCTGCGGCCAATCCCTCGAGGCGCCTTTGCTCGACTTCTGGCCTCGACAGTTGGGCCCGCATGCGAGGAAGGTTTGCCCTAAGTAAATCGATACGGGGTGCACGCCGAACAGGATCGGCCCATGCCCGCCTAAGCGATGCTCGCAGTTTCTTTAGAGCATAGGGCGAGTGAGCCGCCGTCTGGAGCCGTTCAACGTTCCCCGGCACGGCGCGCCACCGCTCGACACCGCGATGCAAGCGCTCCTGCGCCTCTGGCCGCGCCATCGCCCGAGCAGTCGCCGCACGATGCTTCGCCTTCACGTTCTGATCCGCCCATCTCCGAGCCTGGGACTCCGCAGCCTTGGCCCTCGCCTCAGGCGTTCGCATCGCCGCCAATCGACGCCGCTGGAACTCCGGATCTTGAGCGACACGCCGAACCCCCTCAACCCGCCTCCGACACCCATCCCCCGACCGGACCGCGGCGTTCATGCGCTCCACGTGCCGAACACGGATCTCGGGATCGGCCAGGCGGCGCTTCATCGTGGCCTGGATCTTTAAGCGCCAGGCCTCATGCTCCGGCGAGCCCTTCAGGGGAGGCATGCTAGGACCTCCAGTAGCTGGGCGCGGCGAGCGCGGCACTCGAGTTCGCCCAGGCGAGCGCGGCGGCGGACGTCACCGGGGCCGGCCCCGCGACGAGCTGGTCCGCGAACGCCATCACGACCGCATCGCCGTCGTCCGTCGACCGACCAAGCCGCTTGACGATCGTATCTTTCGACTCGATCTCGATCTTCCCGCCCGACACCACGCGCCAGCGCGGCGCCGTCAGATCCCCCGTGAGTCGGTCATCGGGCGGCAGCGCGACCGCATCGCCCATCACGGGATCGAGCCGCTCGCGGAGCATCCACCACGCGGCCGAGCGGAGGTTCACGAAGCCGAGCTCGCCGGACCGATCGGTGGCGTCCGTGCGCGCAGCCGCGTTGAACGCCTCGACGGCATGCTTCAGCTCACGCAGCCGATCGACCACCCCGGCCCCGAGTCCGATCACGTCGACGATGGCCACGCCGCCGCGCGCGGCCAGGAGCGCCCCGACCTGGCCGACGGTCGCCATCGTGTCCTGGCGGGCGAAGCGGCGCAGCTCGGCAATCACCTCGCCGATCCGCGGCGCCAGGACCGTGAGCGCCTCGCCGCTGCGCGCCACGTCGACGCCCAGACTCGTCAGGCGGTGCCCGTCCAGCGAGCCGCCCGGGGCCTCGTGCCACGCCCGCCAGCGCTCATTGGCCGCCTCCACCCAGGCGAGCGGGATCACGCCATCCGCATCGTCGGCCGCGAACTCGCCGAGCACGCGGTTCTGGTATACGCTCGACGTCTCGCCCCACTGGCGCGCGCGCTGCGCCGCCCACTCCCGGCTGATCCGCCCCGCCCGGATCGCCTCGTCGAGCGTGACGTGGCGCGTCCACCAGTCCTCGAAGCCCGGGCGGCGGGCGTGGATCTCGTAGAACCGGCCGGTGGGCGGCCCGGGCGTCGAGATGCACACCGCGAAGGCTTCCAAGCCCGTGTCGGAGCCGGCGGCGGCGAACGCGCCCTCCAGCGCGTCCCACGTGCCGGAGGGAATCGCCTTGGCCTCGTCGAAGACGATGCCGATTGACGAGGCGTGCATGCCTTCGAGCATGGCCGGCAGATCCGAGGCCATCGCGAAGGCCTCGCCCGTACTGAGCTTGAGCGACAGCGTCAACAGCTCGGTCCGGTAATCGAACGGCGAGCGGCCGATGCGATCCCAACGCAGACGCGCCGCCCATTTTCTTAACTCAGGGAGGAGATAGTGAAGCAGCTGCCGCCAGGCAGATGCTGTCATCGCCACTTTCCAGTCCCCGAGCCCATCGCGGGTGAGCGCCCACCAGAGAATGATCCAGCTCGCCAGACAGCTCTTCCCGAGCCCGTGGGGCCCGCGCACCGCGATCCGCCGATACGTCCTGAGCGCGGCGAGGATCTCGCGCTGGTAAGGGGCCGGCCCCTCGCCATCCGGCCACGTGAAGCACTCCCGGACAAATGCGGCCGGATCGTCGCGGTACGTCTGACGGAACACCTCCGACGACAACAGAAGCGCGTCCAGGTCCTGCAGGGACACCTCGTCGAGATTCGCTACCTGATCGGCTACAGATGCCGCCATGCTGTTCTCCTGACAATCCGGGAGACCATGCTAGCGTTCACGCCGTACGCCTCACCGAGCTTGACCAACGTCATACCGCCAGCCGCGTACCTCGACCGGATCTCCACGACGTTCGCCTCGGTTAGCTTGGCACGGCCATTGCCCGCCCCCCGGTTCATCTCTCGCGTAGCGGTGCGCAGCGATTCGGGCGGCGACCATCCGGCCTTCGCCGCGCGCATCTTGGCAAGCGTCGCCTCAGTGAATGTCCGACCGCGATGAGCAGCGCCGATCGCGGCCCGATGCGGCGCGCTCTTCGGCACACCACGGCGAGCCGCGCTCAGTTTCCGTCTGGTTTCTAGGCTATGACGCCGACCAACCGCCTTGACACGGAGCACGGCGCGAGCCGCCTCCGGCATCCGCCAGCCTCGGCGCGCGCGCTCCTGTTGCGCGAGCCTCACTTTCCTGCGCGTCTCCTCTGACCACACGCGCCCAGTGCCCGCGAGGCTGATCTTCTTGCGCGTTTCGGCAGACACCGGCGCGCCGACTCGGCCAGGACCACCAATCGCAAGATTCAGTGCGGGCCGAAGCTCGGCAATCCAGCGGCGCTCTGCTGCCGCCCAGCCCCCAGAGCCCACCGAGCACACGATCGATTCGAGAAGGATCATCTCCGGCCGAACGTTCGCACGGCGCAGTACTCCAACCCATGCAGCGACGGGCGTCTGTTTCCGACGCCAGTCTTTCAGGTGCCCGCGCAGACGCTCCTCGTGATCCTTCGCTTTCCCGACGTACTGAATCACGCCGTCCCGCGGATCGCGCAGCGCGTAGATATAAGCGCCGATTTCGCCATCCTGTGTCTTGCGCTGCGCGGTGCCGGTCATCGCTCGTGACCATTCCGCGCGAGCGCATCCGCGGGTCGCCTGAGCGTCATCAAGGCCTCGATCCGCCGGATACGCTCCTCGGTCGTCAGCATGACGTTGACGTTACCGGCGGCATTGATGACCGTCGTTGTTCCACCTACCGGCGGCGGCTCCTCCTCCGCGAGCTTCAGAATCTTGACCATCTCCCGGAGGGCGCCGAGCTTGTCATGCAGCTTGATCGCCACGCCGTGCTCGGTATCGCGCACCTCCGCGATGGCCGACGCCGCGTGATCCGGGATCTCGGTACTCGCCTTGAGCGTCACCGTGCCATTCCACGAGGCCACGTCGCGAAGGTCGGAGAACCCGATCCGCGCCAGCTCCGCCAACACGCGCGCCGGCCTTACGTCAAGCGCCACGCAGTAATCATCGATCTTCGCCTTCACGACCGGCGTATCGAGGATCTGCGCGCCAGCGGCCCGCGATTTCGTCGAGTAGCCTGCATCGCGCGCCGCTGCGAGCGCGTTGCCGCGAATACCGGGAGGGCCGGAGAGATAGCTGAGGAGAAAGGCGCGCTGGCGGAGCGTGAGGGCATCGGGCACTCGACGTCGGGCCCGCCCGCGGTGACGTGTCGCCATCAGCCTCCTCGCGCATCGACAGGAGTGGAGGACATCGCGGCGGGGCGGGGTGGAGGACACCGGGGTGAGGCGGAGCGGCTTGCGGAGCATTCTACCGCGATCGGGCCCCGCGGTGTCAAGGCGGCTGGCCCACGGACAGTGCAGACGATCCCCGAGCAGACCCTTTGCACACTCCCCTCGCCGGAGAGATTTCCAGCTGTCTCAAGGCTCGGATAGCCGCACTCCGCTTTACCGTCAGGTGAGGCAGGATCGCGCCAAGTACAGCTCCGAGGGCCCGCCTCCTGCAGTACCACTTGACGGCGGCCTTGCGGTGACCGCGTGGCCCCTGCCAGGTCACGGTGCTCTCTGGAAAGACCTGTGCGAGCTTTCTGATCGGCTCCTCGTCGGTCATGACGACGCGGAGATGGATGCGCCCTCCGTAGAACCCGATCGATCCCTCGCCATCGATCAGGCCTGCAGCCCAGGCAACATTAGTGCAGACGTCTGGATTCATCATGGCCACCCGCCGGCACCGGGACATGTCTGCACCTCGCCCCCCGCCGCCTCGAACGGCCAGCGCCCCGCCCGCTCCTGCGCGGCCTGCCACGTCGCGAACCAGGCCGCCGTCGCCTCCGGGGTCGCCGCTTCCGCCTCGCCCACGAGCGCCGAGAGCGCCTGGAAGCGCGGGACGGCGACCCGCGCCCAGCGCGCCATCGCCGCCTCCCCCTGCGCGGCCTTCTCGGCCTCGAGGGTCACGGCTTGGAGCAGGCGATCGAGCAGCGCCGTGTATTCGGCCTCGGTCATGGCACGCCGGCGCCGCCGGCCAGGACACGGAGCTTGATCTGCTCGCGCTCGGCCTTCGTCGGGTACGTCCCGGGCGACGCATGGAGTTTACAGGGACGGCGCCAGTGCTCGGGAAGGCACCGTTCTCGGCCCGGTGCGGGGCAGCCGCAGGGCTGCTGCCAGGCTGAGGACATGGCGTGCTGGCCGTAGGTGCTGTCGAGCTGATCGCCCTCCTGGGTCAGCCGAGGACCGTTGTGGTATGCCGAGGCCGGATAGGTGCCGTCCGGGTTGGGGGTGGCTCTGAGCCTCTCTTCTTTTCTCCTCTGCCCGGCAGTGGCGGGCGCGCTGGCGTCGACGCCGGTTGTCGCATGGGAACCTACGGAGGGGCTTTGCTTTTCAAAGGACGGGACGGGACGGGACGGGGGGGGCGTTACATTTCCGTTACCGTACGAATCCGTAACGCCGTTCGTAACGCCGTTAGTAACATCATCTGTAACGCCACTCGTAACGGTGTTACCTCTAGCCTCTCGCCACTTCCTGACCCGCTCTCTCACCGCCTTCCGTTCTGCCTTCACCTGTGTGGAGCTCGGCTGGTACTCAGCATAGTCATGGACCCGGTACCCCCCGTTGGTCAGTTCCCACAGACGGAGCCCGACGAGGAGCCTGGCGATGCGCTGCGGTGCCTGGAGTCCGGGGGCCAGCGTCGAGATGGCCGATGCTGGGATGAACCCGTCAGTCAAGTGTTCACCGCAGTAGCACAAGCCGCAGACGAACAAGTCGCGCCCGAGGGGCCCGGCCTGGAGTGCCTTCGGGTGTCGCGGAAACCGATCGTCAATCTTCGCCCACGCCATCGCTATCGCTCCCCTTGCCCTTCGTTGTGCTCTTCCTCCCGCTCACTCCGCTCCCAGAACGTCAAGTACTCCCCCTGGTACGTCAGATCCACATCCCCGGTCTCCCCATCCCGCCCTTTCGCCACGATGAGCTGCCGGTCGCTCTTCGTCTCGTCCGGCTGCCAGAGGAACAGCACCCAGTCGGCATCATGCTCGAGCGAACCCGACTCCCGGAGATCGGCCATCGTCGGCCGCCGGATCGTCCCGCGCTCGGTCTTCGCCCGGCTCAGGGAGGACAGACACAGAACGACGAGCCCGTGTCGCTTGGCCAGCCGCTTGAGCCCGGCCGAGATGGCTTCGATCTCCAGGCGCCGTCCGTCGTTCCGCGCGGCCTTTGGGCCCTGCAGGAGCTGGAGGTAGTCGATCACGAGATAGCGGAGCGGTGGCGCCTCCTTCCGCCCCGCGCGCACGAGCGCGGCGATCTGCCGCAGCGAGAACGTGTCATCCGAGACACTCACGGGGAGGCTTGCGAGCCGCGGCTGCGCGGCGAGCAGGCGTTGCCACTCGTCCGCATCGAGGTCCCGTTGGCGGAGTTTGCTGGCGGCCACGTGCGCCTGCTGGGCGAGCCACCGCCGGCCGAGCGCCATCCGCATCATCTCGGCGCTGATCACGAGGCTGCGCGCCTGGTGCGTCCGGGCCGCATGGATCACCCAGGCGAGATCCATCGCCGTCTTCCCCGAGCCGGGCCGGCCGCCGAAGTAGACCAGGTCCCCGGGGAGGAACCCGCCGAGCAGGTAGCGATTCAGCTTCGGGATTGGGGTCGTGATGAACGGCGGCGGCTCCTCGGACTCCATCTCCCGGAGGGTCTCCTCGATCACCTCGGCAATGGAGTACGCCCGCGCCGGCCCCTCGACGGCCGCCGTGCCATCGCCGCCGCCGTCGGCCTGGGCGAGCGCCGCCGTGCTCGCACTCGCCAGCGCCTGGGCGACCGCGGCGACGTCCTCCTGGTCGTAGCTCTGGCCGATCGCCTCCATGCAGGCCCGAATCAGCGCGCGCCGCGCGGCCTCCCGCCGAATCAGCCCGCAGTGGGCCTCCACCGACATCGGCAGATCCGCTTCCTCGACGAGCTGGGCGAGATACGCGGGCCCGCCAATCTCCTCGAGAGCGTCGGCGCTGCGGAGCGCGTCGCGGAGGTTGACGAGGTCCACGGGCGTCTGGGCCCCGACGAGGCCGCGGAGTGCGACCATGATCTGCCGATGCTTCTCGAGATAGAAGTCGGCATCCGCGCACCAGCCCGCGACGCGCGCCGCCTCGGCCGCGCCGCCGGCGATCGCCGCCCCGAGCACCGCGCGCTCCGCCTCGGCGGAATGCGGTGGCATCTTCTGGGTCAGGAGGTCTGTGAGGGTGGCCATCGGCTAGAACCCCGGGGCCTCGCCGGCGTCGACGCGGAGCGCGAGGAGCTGGGCCTCGGCAGACGCGACCCGGGCGTCCGCCTCGGCGAGGTCGGCGTCGCGGGCCTCGAGCGCAGCGCGCAGGCCCCGGAGCCGGTCGGCATCCCCCCGGGCCTCGAGGCAGGCCTGGGCGAGCGTGTCCTTGCTCATCGAGAGCCCGAGCAAGCCCTCCCAGGCCCGCCGGCAGACGCGATACGCCTCGGTGAGGGCGAGCGCCTGCTCCGGCGTCAGGTCGACCGTTCGGCGACGTGGCACGAGGGAACCTCAAGAGAGACCGGGGGCCCAGCACGCCCCGAGCGCGAGAGGGGCCACGACGGAGGCGAGGGGGGAGAGGGGACCAGGGAGTGGGGCGACGCGCGCACGCCGAGAGACGCCGCCGGGCACGTGGTGGGCCGCGGGTGAACCGCACGCCGCTATGCCTCCACGATCCGCACCGCGGCAGCCTCGACCGCGTGATAGCCCGCGGTGCCGTCATCGGTGAGGAACCCGTCTTTCACCAGGTCCTTGATGGCGACCGACAGGCCGCCGCTGTTGACGTCCGAGCCGGTCCGTGCCAGCTCCCGCCGGGTGGCGCTCTGGGTCCGCCCGTCGCGGAAGAACCCGCCCGCGATGAGCCGGGCCACCCGGCCCTTCACCGAGGCGCCATCGGCCGTGACCTCGCGGCGCTCGATCTCGACGCGCAGCTCAGGCCGCACGGTCAGCACGCGGAGCAGGGCGGGATCCGTGGGCAGCTCGGTCAAGAGCCGCGCCTTGATCGCCTGGTAGAGGGCTTCGTGCTCGAACGTCTCGGCCACCGTCACGGCGCGCCCCGGCGCTGGGCTCGATGCCGGCGCCGGGCGCGTGGGCTCCGGTCCCGGTGAGATGCCACCGCGATCCTCGAGGGCCACCAGTCGCCGGCGCAGCTCGAGGTTCTCCTGCCTGAGGGCGTCCGCTTCGCGCTTGGTCACGTGCTCCTCCTGTCGTGGGGAGTGTCCGATAGGCCGCGCCGGCTGCGCGGGGGCGTGGACATCCTCGACGGCCCGCGTTCCGCGCGCGATCGCCTGGGCCGTTTCGGCCGTCATCCAGGCCGGCTGGGCATAGACCTGGAGCACGTGCGTCCCCCAGCAGGCGAAGAACTGGCCGAGGCCGAGGGTGGCAATCTGCTCGGGCCGGGGGCGCTTGATGCCGGCAGGGATCTGCGCCAGCGTCCGCTTGACCTCGTTCGCCTCTCGTTGCACGCCCAGGATCCACAGCGGGACGCTCTTCAGGATGATCTTCTCGACGCCGGCGATGTCCTGGCTGTCGAGCCACAGGTAATTACGCAGGCCGGCCGCTTGACGGATGAAGGCCTCCGCGGCGAGCTTCACCGGCGTGCCCCGCCCCTGGGGAATGAACTTCCAAGCCTCGGGCACGACCACCACGGTGTCCGTCTCCCGGGCCAGGACCCAGTCGAGCGCCGACTTGATCACCAGGTGCTGCATCTCGACGGTGAGGCCCGTCAGGTCCATCGCGTTCACCCCGGGGGCGAGGGCCAGGCCCGGCGCCCAGTAGACGGCGGCGATCTGCGGCACGACGGCCTCGAGATAGGCCTCCAGCGTCAGGTACACATCCGCGGAGAGCCCCTTGGCGGTCAGGAGCGCGCGCTGGACGTTGTGCTGCACGTCCGCGAGCGTCCGTGCCCCTTTCGAGGCCCGGATGATCCAGGCGCGCTCGAACTTGAGCTTCTCCCCGCGGCTGGCCTCGAGGATCGCGGCGACAAACTGCCAGTCCGCCTGCTCGCGGAAGTAGGGATCGATCCGGCGCGCGTCGGTGAAGCTGCCCTCCCCGCGCTTGGTGACGAACGTCACGGCCCGCAGGCCGCTGCGCGTGATCAGGGCCTCGAGCGCCGTGGTCTTGCCCGCCTCCTGCGTCTGGCCGGTGATCACCAGATGGCGCAGGGGGAGCAGGACGGGCGTCCCGGTGCCGACCTCGAAGCCCAGGGGGATCATGTCAGCTTGCCGGCGCCCCGGACGGCGAGGAGGCCGACGGTCTTGGTGATGGCCTCCAGCAGCAGCATCAGGTCGGCCGCGAGGCGAAGCGTCATCCAGCCTGCTCCCCCGCCCCCGGGGCCCGGGCGAGGAGGGCGGAGGCTGTGCACGCGTCACATGACCCATCTCCCACTCCGTCTTCGTCGACCATGCCGCACAGGCATTCCTCCTCCGCCATGATACGGACCATCCCCTCAAGCTCCGCGACCCGCGCGGCGAGGGCGGCCACTGGGTGGCGTTGGCAGTCGTGCAGGATATGGTGGGCGAGTTCCTCGTGTGTCGCTTTGTGGAGTTCACCGAACGCACAATAGAGACACTTCGGCCGCTCGCTCTCTTCCCGGAGTTGCAGGAGTTCGCCCGCGCGAGCTTCCGTCTCGTCAGTCAGTTCCGCGACCTTCCCCCGCAGCCGCTCCCGCTCCCCCTCCAGCTCCCCGACCCGCTGCTTGAAGCTCTTCACGAGGCCATCGAGAACCCGCGTCTCCTCCTCCACCCGCGCGTGGACGGCGCGGGCCATCGCGAGCCACGAACGCTGCACGACCTCTTCGGCCGGCGATCCCCTGCCGAATCTAACGGTCAACTCGATCCACGATGGCAGCATCGCTCGTTTGGGATGCGCGTCGTACAGCACCTCCGCCCACTCCCGCTCGGTCATGATGCCTCCTCGTCAGGCCAGAGGTGCCCCGAGATCGGCTGCTCATCGTAGCCGCGGCAGTCGGGGTCGCAGAGATCCGTCATCGGCGCCGCATCGCGCCCGCGCGGCTTCTTGCGCCGCCCACATGTTTCGCAGATCGGCATCGCCCAGCAGATCGCCGTGCAATGCGGCGGCTCAGCTTCCATCACATCCCCTCCCCAGCGCGGGCGCGGAGGGCGGCGGCGAGATGATCGAATGCTGCGTAGCCGCCAGCCACCGGTGGCATTGTCTCGCGGTACTGCGATGTCGTACAGATCCGCCCACGCGGCTGCCCAGTTGTGTGTGCCCGTCAGGCCGGGCCACCCCTGGGCCTCCCGCCACGCCATGATGATCTCTCTGCCGGTCATCTCCACCTCGGCCACGGGCGCACTCGGCGCAATGACAAACGGCTCGCTCCCTCGCGCCTCGACCACCACGCCGACAGCGGGCGCGCTGGGCGCGGCGGGCCAGATGACAGCGCCCTCCGGGCTCGCCTCGTCGAGGGCGCGGGCAAGGAGGGCGACCAGCGCCTTGTCTTCCTCCACCGCGCATCGGATCTTGCCAGCATGATCCTGTCGAATGCGCTCAGACTCCCTCAACCACTCTTCGATCAGGGCGTTGGCCCGCTCCACGCTCGCCCGGCTCGGCGGGGTCGGGCTACTCATAGCCCAGCACCCGAAGGGGCGTCATCGGACCACGACCCGGTTGCGCGGGAACCTGTGATACGGCAGATCGGCCGCCGCCGCCTGGAGCCGGTCGGCGAGCGCATCCCGCAGCACGTCGATTTCGAGCACGGTGAACTGTTTGATGTCGATAGACGCCACGATGCGTATGCTGCTTCCGGCTACCACCGTGATCTTCCGCTTCATGTTCCCCCTCCCCCTTCCGCCGCTCGGGCGGTGATGGTGACGTGTACGCCAGCCCGCCCGCGCACGCCGCCGGTCGTGCTCTGGTCGAACCTGAACCGATAGGGGCTCGTGATCCCATCGCCGAGCGGCAGGAGCAGATCCGGGCACGTGCCCCGCGCATGGGTCGGCCGGTGCGCGCACGTCGAGAGCCCGTCCTGAATCCATTTCAGCGACGCCGGGAGGTTGATGCTCGGGTCGAGCCGTCGTGATCGGACGGCATGGAAATGCACATCGGCCGGCCCGCGCGCAGGCTCGGCCCCTTCGCGCCGTGCCTTGAGGCCAACGTAGAACGCGCGCTCCCGCATCGCGCGTTTCACGCGCATCCGCTGGCGCAGCGGCATGGCGAGTATCGCGTTCGGCGAGGGCACCTCACCCGGAATGAACAGGTCGATCATCGCTCCCCCTGGATCTCCCGCTCCGTCCGGGGGCGGGAGCGGAGCGCGAGCGTCACGTCGCGACGGGTGGGGTCAGCAGGCATGGCGGCCCCCTCTATCTTGTGCGAAAATAGTTCTTGACGGCACTGATGGCGGTGCTATCATGAGGGCATGGACAGGACGAGCAGCGCACCCGAGACGGACCAGGAGGATACGAAAATGACGAAGCTGGAGTTGGCGGAAATCGGCGCGCACTTCGACGGCACGCGGCACGGTGGCATTCGCCTGCCCGATCTCACCGCGATCACGCACGCGGTCATCGCGCAGACGTTCCCCGACGCGGCGGGGCTGGCCGTGCGGGGCTCGGCAGTGGTGGTGATCTACCGCGAGTGCGAGACGTGCGCCGATCGCTTCTGCAACCATCCAAAGTGCCAGCGCGAAGAGGCGTTTTCCGGCGCCGAAGTCGACGCGCTCATTCTCGCCCACGTGCGCGGGGCGAGCGTCAGCCCCGTGCAGGGTGCATAGATGCCCGCCCTCACCCTCCGGCGCCTCTCTGACAGCGAGTACCGCGCCCTCCGTTTCGCGGCGGCTCTCCGCGAGCAGAGCATGGAACAGTTCGCCCGCGAGGCCCTCCGCGCCGCGCTGCTCCGGCTCGCCTCGACCGCGAAGGGCGCGCCGCTCGCGGGGCTGCTCGAGCGGTCGTAGGCGGGCGGCCGCCAGCGCGCGGGTCGTGGGGTCGGGGGTCATGGGGTTTCGTTATCCTTTTCCGCATCCGCCGCTTCCAGCTCGGCGCTCGCGCGGGCCAGCAGATCGACTGCTCCAGCACCCGCTTTGGCGGCACCCGCGACGCGCGCCAACCCCTCGAACATGCACCGCATCGCCTCGACGGGCATCGCGGCGAGCTCGGCGGGCGTCAGCTTGATCTCCATGTGGAACCGAACGCAGCCGTCAATGCTTGGTTCCCTCACGCCCCCCGCTCCGTCCCCTGGGCGCGCAACACGGCCCGCAGGATGAACTTCGCGCGCTTCCACATCTCCGGCGTCACGACGGTATCGCTATAGAGCGAGCACATTTCCTTCCCGTCGGCGTCCTGGATCGACAACACATTACCCGCGTCGTGCACAACTTTCCACGGCAGGCGCCAGTCCGTCATGTTCGCTCCGTCCCCGCGGCGGGCTGCTGTTTCCATAGGCCGAGCGCCATCCTGATCCGCTTCACCGCTGCCTTGCTGGGGCCGGCCGGCGTGATCCTGCTCCAGGGCGCTAGTGGCAGCAAACGCTCGGCTGTTTCCATCGCCTCGTCCTTCGTCCCCGCCCACGCACCTGGGATGGAGTAACCCGTCTGCACGTGCGTCATGCCCCAGCCGCCTGCGCGGAGACGATGCACGGCCAGCACGCCATCGAGGATGTGCGCGGAGACATTCTCTGTGCCGTTCAACAGCGTGAGCGAGACCCGGCCTCGTTTCCATCCCGTCCCCTCGCTCACCCACGCGCCTCCTGGGTGGCTTGTCGCATGGAACTCGCCGCGTGCTGTACCTGCTCGGAGCCGACGAGGTAGACGTGTTCCATCACTCCTCCTTCCCCGTGATCTTCTTTAGCGCGCACTTCAGACACCGCCCGAGCCGCCCATCCGCCAGCACGCTCGCGCCCCGCTTGCCGCACTCGGGGCAGCGTTTGTTCTCGTCGATCGTCAGGGTCCAGGGCTCGCTCACGCGCCGCCTCTCCGTTCGGCCCTGTGCCCCACGTGCCAGTGATCCCCGAACCGGCACTTATAGGCGGCCACGTGTTCACCGGACTGTCGAAGGAGATGGGCATGGTAGAGCGCGTCCTGTCGGTCATGCACGAGCTTGCCCGTACAGGACTTGCGACGGATGCGCCGCTTGCTGCTCATCTCCTCTCCTCGCTCACGCGCCGCCTCCGGGGACAGGTAGGGCGAGCGGCAGTATCTCCTGCCGCAGCCGCTTGACCGCGATATCGCAATACTTCGGCTCGATCTCGATGCCGATGGCGCGGCGTCCCATTTCTTTGGCCGTGATGAGCGTGGATGCTGACCCCGCGAAGGTATCGAGCACGCAGTCGCCGATAGCACTTGAGTTCTCGATGAGTGGCCGAATGACCTCCAGCGGTTTCTCGGAGGCGTGCTCGCGCTCGGAGGAATGCACAGCGGCCGACTCGATAACATTGCCGACGCCCTTGTCTCCGTACCATGGAGATTCCGGGCGCCGCGCATAGATCACCAACTCCGTCATCGGCCGGTAGTACGCGCCCATCGTCATGCTTGGCTTCTTCCACACGATCATCTGCACCAGATCGGCGAAGGAGTAAAGCGCCGGGAAGAGAGCTGGATACGTGATCACGTCGCAGAACACGTACACGCTCCCCGCCGTCTTGAGTGGGCCAGCCACATCCCCGAGCCAGTCCTTGAAGTACCTCGTGAAGATTGAGTAGTCGCCCCAGTTCCGAGCCCAGACATCCCGCGCCTTGATGCTCCCAGACGGCGACAGGTAGGGCGGGTCGGTCACTAGCAGATCGATCGACTCACGCGGCAGCAGCGGCAATACCTCGCGGCAATCCCCGCAGTAGAGCGTGATGCCCGGCTCCTCGTAGAAGAGATAGTCACGGAGGGTCATGCCCGCCCCATCAGCACGCTCCCGTACCATGGATGCACTCCGATCACCGCGAACCCCTCGGCCACGAGGTCATCCGGCCGCGCCATCGTGTGCCCTGTCTCGTGCGCCCACTGGACGGTGAGCGAGGCGCCGACTGCGAGGGCGATCACCGGGCGCGGCAGTCTCTCCTGCTGAATCCAGCACGCCGGGCACACCCAGAGATTTGTTCCCGGTATGCGCCGGGCGCTCAGAGGCATTCGACCGCAGGCCGCGCAGCGCAACCCTGACCGGCTCCACGCCCGGCGCGCGTCCCGGCGGGCCCGGCTGCCGCGGCCTCGGCGGGTCATCGGTTCAACACCGCCCAGCACAGCGCCTCCGCCTGGTGGACCTCGACCGCGTTGCCCACTTGACGCACCTGCTGATCCACTGTCCCAGCAAACTGGTAGCCCGTCGGGAAACCCATCGCTCCGGCGAGCTCGTGGACACGGAGCATCCGGAAGCGGATGTCGAGATAGAGCCCCTTGCCGATCTCGATCCCCTGGCCGGTGACGAGCCCGTAGCGGTCCTTCGTGGTCAAGGTGTCGAGCGGCGCCGCCACCGAGCGAGCCCCGCCCGTCCGGTTGTACTTGAGCAGGAACGGCTCGACCAGGCCGCGGGTGCCGGCGCCGCCGGACATGATGGTCGGGAGCGGCTCGTCGATCGAGTGCGTCCGCGGCCTCTGGCCCGGGCGCTCGCCCATGAAAGGGACGATGAACGGGCGGCCGACGGGTTCCGCCTCGCGGCCGTCCGTCACAACAGTCTCGACCAGGGCAGGCCCCGAACTCGTCGTGAGGGTCCGCATCGGGTCGTGAATCGAGTCGACGTCCATCCGTGTGAACTTCCGGTGCGGCAGAATGAACGGTTCGACCAGCGCCATGTGATGCCCGGTGTTCAAGACCGCCAGCGGCTCGTCCACCGAGCGCGGAAGATTGTTGGTCCGGTTGACGACGAGGAAGGGCTCCACAAGACCGAAGCGATTCGACCCGTCCACGGTGGGTAGCGGCTGCTCGAGCCCATGCGAGCGCTTCATGCCGTCATCTTTCCCTTGGTGATTCCCGTGGTACTTCACCAGGAACGGCTCGACCAGCCCGTGCTCACGCGAGCCCGTGAGCGTGCGCATCGGCTCACTGACCGCGCGCACCCGCCCACCATTGCCCCGACCGCTTCCTGCCGGATTGTCTCCGTGCGCGATGTTCACCAAGAACGGCTCCGCGAGCCCGACGTGCTGGCCGTTCGCCGTCAATGCCGGCACCGGCTCCTCAACTGACTTGGCATCCATGTGCCTTCTCAGGATGACGAGGTAGGGCGCCAGCTCAGGCCCGCCGAACTTCGCCAGCCCGATCAAGATCCGCTCGCGTGTCGCCCGCGCCAGTGGCTTCGAGCGCTGAAAGATGGATTTCCCGGGGACCGACCAGTCGATGATCTCGCGTGCCGCCCGCCACGGGAGCTTGCCATTCGGCAGGTCTCCCGACGGCGCGTGGGACGCCATGGGCCAGCGCACGGCCCGCGGTCCCTTGAGGGCGAGGATGAAGAGGCGCTTGCGCGTCGTCGCGCCCCCGAAGTCCGCCGCATTCAGGACACGCGCGTCGACGGTGTAGCCCATCGCCCGAAGCATGTCGAGGTACTGGCGATAGGTCTCACCGCGCCGACTCGGAATCTGTCGACCGCGCCGATCGGTCGGCCCCCAGGAACGGAACGCCGGAACGTTCTCGATCACGAGCGCGTCGATGCGGAGCTGATCGGCCCAGCGCAACGGATGCCACGCCGTTGCGCGGCTCTGCTCGGAAATGGGCCGGCCGCCCCGGCTGTAGCTGTGGCTCGTGCACTCCGGTGAGGCTAGGAGCAGATCGAGTCGCCCACCGGGTACGGCGTGCCGCGGGTCAACCACGCCGAGGTCTTCGTGCAGGTGCCGGACGCCCGTATGGTTGAGCGCATGCGTCTCCATCGCCTCCTTCCAATGATTCACGGCCAGGAGATCCACCGAGCGGCCGAGCCGATGACACGCCCGCAGGAGACCCGTGCTCGTGCCGCCGGCGCCGCAGAAGAGATCGACCGCGTGGACCGTACTCACCGCCCCTCCACCCGGAACTCATAGTGCCCGCCGCGACGGGAGGAGTACCAGGTCGTCGCCCAGAGGATCACGTTCCGCCGCATCGCGGCGATGATCCACTCGTTGTCCGACGAGCCGGCCGTCGAGATGCGGTAATACCGACGCGGCTGGCCACCGTCCCCGATTTCGGTGTCCTCGCTCCACCCCCAGTCCGCCGCGTACCAGCACGACTTGACGAACGCGAGCCAGCCCGTTGGGTCCTTGGCGGGCCACGCTTCGATCTGGGCGAGCTGGTCCGAGGTGGGGTAGTCGGTCATGGGGCGCACCGATGGTCGTGCTCGAGCTCGGGGGGCGCGGGATGGATCACGACGCCTCCAGCGCCCGCTCGTCCGCGAGCGCCTTCCGGGTGAGTCCGCCGCTGGCAATCAGGTCCATGAACCAGGTTTGCTCCGTGGCATCAGGCGCACCGGGAGCAGAGCGTGGCACTCGCCCACACGCACCCGCCCTCACACGGATCATCCTCGGTGCACCCGCACTGGACGCAGCGCGGGCCCTCGTCCTCGAGGTCCTCGTCGAGGTCATTGTCCAGCCCGTCCTCGCCGTCGAGATCCTCCAGGAAGTCATCCTCCTCGTCGAGGTCGACGTCGTCGGGGTTGTAGAACGGGCTCACCGCTTGCCCGCCTTCTTCTTCGGCTTCACCTTGACCTTCGGCTTCGCGGTCGGCTCCGGCTTCGGCACCGGCGCGGCCGCGTCGAGGATCTTCCGGACGTCGATGCCGAACGCCTTGGCCCGCTTCGGGAACCGCTCGTGCCCCGACCAGCGATCGGTCGCCTCGCTGGCCAGCACGGTGAACGCCGCGTGCCGCACCAGGTCCTCCGCCGAGGTCCCGCGCGGCACGTATCGACCGACGTCCGGCTGCCCGCTCCGCCGGTCCGCGACGGCCTCGAGGATGATGGTGGCGAGGAGGCCGGTCGCTTTCGTCGGGGCTTTCTTCACGGCGGCGGCCACCGCCTCGAGGATTGTCGGCGCCGCCTTCGTCCACCGGGCCCGCTCGGCCTCTTCGAGCGCCTCCTGCTCCTTCCGCTTGCGCTGCTCGATCTGCCAGCGCTCCTCGCCGGTCTTGCCTGTCTTCGTGGCGCCGGCGGCGCGCGCCTTCGCCTCCTTCTGCTCCCGGCCCCAGTGCGTCGCGCACTTGTCCTTGTTGACGCAGACCTTGAAGGCCTCGCCGCGGCCGGGCCCGATGACGATGACGCCGATGACCGCGTGCTCGCACCGCTTGGCTTTGCCGGTGCCGTCGGCGCGCTTCCACGAGCGCGGCCCGAAGGTCCGGCCCTCGCGCGCCTCCGGGTCGATGTAGTGGTTGTGGGTGATGGGGACGATCTTCTCCGCCTGCTCCCGGGCGGCCGTCACGACGCCCACCGTCTCCGGGAAGAGCATCGGGTCGGCGGCCGCCGCCTGGAAGCGCACGTGCTCGTCGATCCACTTCTCCAGCTCGCGGACGCTGACGGGCTTCAGGCCGGCATAGGGATCCGCCTTCGCGGATGGCCGGTGGTCCTCATCATCGGGATCCCACAGGAGATCTTCGTGCTCGAAGGCCGCCTGGGCGTCGGGCGCGATCGCGCGCTGCTGGTCCGCAGGCTTGAGCCGGGCCAGGAGGATCGCGTGGCCGGCGGTGATCTTGCCCTCGAAGAAGAGGGCCTGGGCGTCCTTGGTGAGCGAGAGCAGCTTCATCCGGTCGTAGATGTACTTGACCGACCGCCCCACCCGCTCGGCGATGCGGGCGACGTCGTACTTCGCCCGCGTCATGAGGGTCTGGTATCCGGCCGCCTCCTCGAGTGGATGCACGTCGACGCGCTGGTCGTTCTCCAATACGAGCACCTCGAGGAAGGCGGTATCGTCCATGTCCCGGACGATCACCGGCACCGACGTCAAGCCCGCCAACTTCGCGGCCCGGTAGCGCCGATGGCCCGCGGCAATCTCATAGCCCGTGGCGTTCCCCCGGACCAGCAGCGGGGCGAGCACGCCGATCTTGGTCATGCTGTCCGCCAACTCGCGCAGCGACGCCGGGTCGAAGGTCTTGCGCGGATTCCAGGGCGATTCATGGAGTTTCTCCAGCTCGATGGTCGCGTACGTGCTCGTGCTCATGCGTTCCTCCGTGGCCCGGGCGGGCGCCGGGCTGTCGTGATCGGCCCGCCCGCATCGGGCCAGTGCTGTCCCTTGACGATGAACCCGACCGCGCCCGAGCCAACGCCGAAGGCCGTTGCGATCGAGCCATACGTGGCCCCGCTGGCGAAGCGCTCGCGGATCTTCACAACCTGCTCGGCGGTGAGTTTCGCCGATGGGTTTCGCGCCCCGGCGAAGCGGCCAGGATGCCGGCGCGACCAGTGGCGCTCCCCGCTCAGCCCCATCGGATTGCGCTGTAGGTGGGCCCGGCCCTTACTGGCCATGTCCTGCGCGTTCACCAGTTTCGTCCCCAGGAAGTGGTGCGCGTGTCGGACACACCGACGGACGTCACATCGATGACAGACGCACTGACCGGCCGGGATCTCGCCCTCGGCAAGCAGCCATGCAACCCGGTGCGCCTGGATCAGGCGGCCCTGGAGATAGAACTGCCCATAGCCGCCCTGTGTCGTGCTCCCTGTCCAGAGCCAGCAGCCGTCCGGATCATCCGAACGCTCGACTTTGGCCCAGAATCTCGGGCCGACGGCTTCACGTTCAGTGGGCGTGATCGATACTGCTGGCGGGACGAGCTGGTAGGCGGTCTCGGTGGTCATGGCATCATCGCTTCCGCGAAGGCGGCTTCCAGGGCCTGCTTGAGCGCCCGGGCGCTCGTGAGCTCGGCCTCGAGCTGCTCGAGCGCCGTCCGGATCGTGGCGACGGGATCGGCCCCGTTCAGGGTGGCCGCGGCGGGCGTGGATCGCCGCGCGCCTCGCCGCGTCGCCGTCGCCCGCCCCTTCCGCGTGGCGGGCCTCGGCTTCTTCGAGGCGCCCCCCCCCGGTGACCGCCTTGGGGCAGGTCTTCCTGCCGTGTCCGACTACACCGCAGTTGCCGCACGGTCGTGCCATCGCTGGGTCCTCCTCGTCCTGCTGTGGGCCTGGAGTCGAAACGCCGCGCGCCTCGGCGACCGCGGCCATGGGGTCGACGTCGTGGACCTTGGTGAGATGGACGGCGAGCTCGCCGAGGCCCGGCTGGGGCCGGTGGCAGCGTGGGCACATCGTCGCCGGGGCCCGGGTTCCCTTCGCCTCCCGCCTCGCCACCTTGGCCGCATCGTTCGCCGTCGCCCGGGCCCGCTCGACCGCGGCCGGAGCCTCCAGCCCGTGAGCATCCATCAGGTGGCCCGCGAGCCCCTGCTCGGTGGACCAGCCGCGCGGACACTGGGGGCAGGGGATGAACCCGCCATGCGGGAGCTGGCCGGGACCTAGGTCGGCGCGCATCAGTCGCGGTAGATCTTCTTGAACCCGAGGTAGTAGTCGAGCGGCATCTCGCGGGGTGGCGCTGGGGCAGGCTTCGCGCGAGCGGGCTTCATGGGCGGCTCCTCTGCTGGTCGGCCCACCGCTGCGCGGCGAGGGCGGTCAGGGCGGCGGCGCGGACGAGGGGGTCGCGCGCGCGCCGGTTATCTGATCCGCGAGCAGGTGGGCAATTTCGAGGACGTAAGGCTATGACATTGCTAGGGGATTCGGGCGCGTCAGAACAAGCGCGTTTGACCGCTCCCGCGAGCGCGTGGGATAATCCCCGCCATGCGATGGTCTCCGGTCCTCGTCCCCTTGG